TTGTGGGGTTGCGTGATGTAGCAATGATGCTTTTATCAGAGTGCAATCATCTGATCCGTTCAATCTTCAGAGTAACGCCGCTTTAGCTCAGTCGGTAGAGCATCTCATTCGTAATCCGACGATTCCCTCTTTTAGGGGTGTGCTGCTACGTTGGATGCTACGTTTTGGGGATGATCCCGAATCCAGAGTCGAAAATATGGGATCAGTTCTTTGGTTTGTATGTATTTTGGATCTTTCACCCCAAAGTCTTCGCATAGGTGGGTTCGGAGTTGAGTTTTCTGATCAGGATTAAGAGTGCTGATCAGTTGCATAAATTGCGTATGGTATTTCTTTAGGTTGTTTTCGTCGTATCCAATCGAAATTTTGAAACATTCGAGCTCGCCAAAGCCATCTAGGTAGGCAAATAATGTGCGTTCTCTCATGAGTCGATTGGATGGGACTTTACAATCGATGAGGTATTGTTGCCATGGGCCTGGGTTGGTCGGAGGATGCTCGGTTGGTTCAACGCCGTGAGTGTAAGGATTCAGTAGGGGTTCTCCTTCTTTGGTGTGTTTAAGGCCTTTCGGTGGATCTACGCTGGCCCATTGCCCGTTGCTGTTAAGCATGACCCATTTTTCTGGTGTTGGCGCTGGGTGGCTTTGCCGATTAATCGGGGACGCTGGTGGCATCGATGCCAGGGCTGCGCTCATGGTTTGATTGGCTTGTGCCCATGCTGCGGCCTGTTGGCTTTGGAATTGATCCAAAGCATTAGGCATGGGATTGGCGGCAGTTTGCGGCATCGGTGCCGGTCGGGCCATTTGTGCGGCCACGATCGCGCCCTGGTCGATGCATCGGCCGGTGCTGATCACGTTCGCCCCGATCGGTGAGGGTTGGATATAGGTGCAGCCTTGTGGTCCGCTGACCATTGTATTTCCACCGGCGGAAGGGTAGACGAAATAATTGGCCCCGTTTTCGTTGATGATTTGAGCCTGAGATGTGGCGATGAGTGCCAATGTGATGATGAGAAATGTTTTCATCGGATCTTGAGGTGGATAAGTTTGGGATCTATCAGGTCGATGCTATATGTAAAACGCGGCGTCAGGCTTTCTTGCGGCGTTTCGGTGTTTGCTCGGGCTCTTCGGCAACCCGTAAGGAATCGATATTGTCCGGAATCGGATAAACTCTGTTGTATAAATTAGGTCGATCTAGCTTTTCGATTTGATCGAGAAATTCTTTGATAGCTGCAACAGCAACGTCTGCTTTGGACATTCCTCTCATTGAGCAAAAATGATCAAGGCGCTTTTTGAGAGCGGTTGGCAGCCTGAAATTGAATGTGCTTCCTCGGTTCATGATTTCAATGTGGCACATCCTGAATCTGGCAACCATAAGAATTTCGCTTATTTGTGTTTGACTTGTGCCACATCCAAGATACAACTCTTCGCCATGAGTGATCAACTTGATTCCACGCTGACGCTCCGGTTGCCGGAGGATCTCAAACTCAGACTCAAGGCCGAGGCCGATAAACACTGGCTCAAGCCTTCCGATTTGGCTCGTCTTGCCATTAGGGATTTCCTTGGTTCTGAATGTGGCACAACCGAATCACAAAACGAGAAGGAGGCCGCATGATCGCGCTACTTTTTGCCGTTCTGACCGGAATCTTGTTCTTCGGTCGGGAGGAGTTCACTGAGATTTTGGCGCTTGTCCTGGCGAAGTTTCGCCGCTGATCCCATGTCCCGCGAGCTGATCGAGGTGGAAATCAAGCGTGGTCGAAATCGGCTGTCGCTTCGCAAGGTGATCCCTGGCGATTTTCTCAAGGCGGTTCATGGCGCGGCCGTTTCTTTTTTTTATGAGGTAAGGCTAAATGGGGAATTGCGTGTTTTCACGCCTGATCCGGAGGCTGCTCGCTCGATTTGGCGCGGGTGTCATCGCTGGATGCTGACCGGTGCCTCGATCACTGCGGAGGTGCTGCCATGAATGTGCTGCGTCGTGTTTGGTCCTGGTATTGCCGGATCACTGGCTGGGATGTCGCCCAGCTGCAGCGTCAGTCGGGGCTGCGTATTCGTTCGACTGCTTTTCCGAAGGATCTGAAATGAATCAGGAGAAATCTCCAGATCGTTGGATTACGACTCGCGAGGTGGCGGATCGGCTTTCGATTCACCTAAACACGGTCGCTAATTACATCAAGCGTGGCGAATTCGGTCAGGTTTTGATCCTTTCCGCTAAGGATAAGCGAATTAAAGAGAGCGCGATTGAGCGCTTCATTCAGTCCCGTTTGGCATGAATCATCCGCTCATCCAGGTCGGACTCGACGCGGCCCTTTTCTTTTTTTTGGTGGGTATCTACCGGGCTGGAAGGTGATGAGTCCTGATCTTTTCCCAGAGGAGGAATTGGCGATCGATAAGGTCGGCGCTCCGGCTTTCACCGGCGTCTCGACTGGGGAGAGGTTGCTATCCCAGCGTCCGGATCTGTATCGGATCACGGTTCAGCTTCTTGGCCAAGGAACTGGTATCCGCGAGATCAAACGGCTCACTGGTTTGCACCATCGGACGATCGAGGCCGTCCAGCTGCGTGAAGGTGCGACTATTGACACACATAGAAAGGAGCTTGGTGCTCGGGCACTGAAGGTTGCTGCTCTGGGTGTCGAACTCCTCGAGGAGAAGATCGCTGCCGGTGACATCAAGGCGGGTGAGCTGTCGATGGCTGTCGGCATCCTGATCGATAAGGGTCAGGTGCTCACTGGTGGCGTGACGGCCCGCGTCGAGAAGATCGAGCAGTCGCAGGTCGCCGCAGGTCTGGAGCGTATCCTGGATGAGCTGCCGGTGATCGATGCCGAGATCGTCGAAGATGGTTCTGAAATCAGTTTGGGGTTGGAGAATTTGGCACCAATAGCGCTGCCGCCGATCGCCCAAGATGACGCCGATCAGGCCGCAGCGGTGCCGGTTGTATGTGAAATCGAACCGGCTGAAATTAACGTACAAGCTACGGCAACTGATCCTTTATCAGATGCTTTGACACCATCCGACTCTGTAGAAGCCGAGGCTGCTACGTCATTCGCTACAAATAAAGGAACGGAAGGAGGGTCACCCTCCGATGCAAGCGCTGGTGCCGATGGTGTTCAGGATCGGACAGAAGAAGAGCCCGAACCTTCCGAGCTGCAGGAGGGGGGGAGGGGGGTCGAACCGGCCCCTTGGCCGAAAATCGCGACTGATCAGGCCTCGAAGAATTTTATTGCAATGCCCATCTCTCAGGAGGGTCTGGACCCCCTTTCTGAGACCACAGAACGGTCCAAAAAATAAAAAAAGAGCCCATGTCACAGAACACCATCATCGAGGCAGCCAAGGCATACCTCGCCCAGCGCAACAAGGACATTGAGAGCGCCGTCAAGCACCTCGAGGCACTCATCGCACAGATCGAGGGGAATACCACCGTCGAGGCCCCCGTGGCCGTGGAGGCCCCTGCACCGGCTGCAGAGCCTGCTCCTGCAGCCGAGGCACCTGTCGTCGTTTCCTGACCACCTAGCGGGCGCTACCGCTCCACCAACGCGCTGACAGCCGGGAAAGACCGGCCCCAATTTCACACACACGACCATGACAACCACAGCACAAAAAAAAGAAGGGGGCGCGAAGCTCCCCGCGCTGATCGCCCGCAAGGCCGATCGCGAAAAAGACACCCCGGCTGCATCGCCCAGGGACGGGATCACCTACAGCGAGGACGCGGCCGCAGAGCGCGTAGGGATACCCCTGGACGACCTCCAGTGGCTCCGGAAGGGATGCCTCACCCCTGGTACCCATTACACCCGTGAGGGAGGATTTGTCCGCATTAATGGCGCTGGGATTTCTCGGATCGAGGATCTCCTTGCCAAGGGACGCACCCTGATCGTCACCGGAACTCAGATCCCGAATCCCCGGCTCGTCCTGGCCAAGCTCCCCGGCGGCAGCGATGTCATTCGCGTCCGCGTGGGCGATCGCGATGCCTGGTGCCGTGGCATGGTCATCGAGGAGGGTATCCCGACCGAGAATCCCAAGATCTGGTGCACCACGATCAAGCCAGCTTTCAAGGGGAGGGCCTGATCAGTGCACTTCTACAAGTTCCACATCAACGACTACGCCGTGCAGACCAGGCATCTATCTAACGACGAGGATTTATGTTTCCGCCGGTTGCTCGACTTATATTACACCGAAGAGGCACCTATCCCGCTCGAAACCGAGTGGGTTGCGCGTAGGATCCAAATGGCATCCAATGTGGTTGGAGTCGTGCTCAATGACTTCTTCACGGAGACCGAAAAGGGATGGATTAATACCAGAGCAGATGCCGAAATTGCCGAATATCACGCAATTTGCAACCGCGCTCGGAACAATGGCAAAAGAGGTGGACGCCCCTCAATAACCAAGCCAAAACCGAGCAGGAACCCAGCCGAAACCCAGACGAAAGCGGGTCAAAAGCTATCATTAATCATTAATCAACAATCAATAGATACCCCTATAGTCCCCACGGGGGACTTGGAGCTTGTCCAAGATGTCACTTCAGGCGAGGAATCCATCGACCAATCCGAAACCGGATATTCATCCGACTTCCTAACCTTCTGGGAGGAATTTCCAGAAAAAAAAGGAAAGGCCGCGGCATGGAGAGCATGGCAGAAGCTCCGTCCCCGCCCTTCGGTCGCAACCCTGCTCTCCGCGATCCGGCTGCAGCAGGTCGATCGGGCGGCAGCCCATGCCAAGGGCGACTTCTACCCTGAGTGGAAGAATCCCGCGACCTGGCTGCACGGAGCGTGCTGGGAGGATGGGCTGAAATACGCCGCAAAAAAAGAAAAGGCCCCGGCAGCAGCACCTGAGAACTGGCGAGAGCTCCTTGTCGATGAGTTTCCTGAGAACTACCCCGACGGCCTCGCCTCGGCCAATCTGCCGAGCGCCTTCCACCTCTTGCCTCAGAGCGTCCAGGAGGACATCAGGATGGCCGCACTCAAGCGAGAGCAGATCGGAGCCGCGATTCATAACGAAAAGGAGGCTGCATGAGCAAGTTCAGCGAGGTGCGGGTTAACCCGCTTGAGAAGCTCCCCAATGCCTCGCCCGAGAGCGAGCGCATCGTCATCAGCTGCATGATGCAGGACCCTGCCAATGCCGTGCCCTTCGTGATCGAGCGGAATCTCGGCCCCGAGGCCTTCAGGGCCGGAGGGCATGGGACCATTGCCGAGACCATCATGAGCCTTTTCCACCAGCGAAGGGCCTGCGATTTGGCCTCGGTGACCCAGGATCTTATCGATCGGGGACTCATCGACCACGTTGGCGGGGCTGCGGCCGTTGCCGAGATCTTCATGGCTTCCCCGACCCTGCAGGTACTGCCCGAGCACGTCGACGAGGTGCGTCGGAAGGCTCTTTTGCTCAAGATCTGGCAGACCTGCCACGACCTCATGGCTACAGCCAGCACCCATGCAGATCAGGGAAACCCCGACCAGATGCTCGACGATGTGGAGCAGGCCTTCTACGGGCTCAGGGCGACTTTTCAGAAACAGGACGAGCTGTTGAAGCCAGCCCGTGCCTTCGTCGAGGCAGCCGTCGACCAGTTTGAGGCGGCGTACAAGGCACGCGGGACAGGCGTGCTCGGCGTGCCGACCGGATTCGTCGATTTGGACCGGATGCTGAACGGGCTGAAGGGAGGCCAGCTTGTCGTCCTTGCCGCACGGCCCTCGATGGGTAAGAGCGCCCTAGCCATGAATATCCTCCAGCACGCCGCTGGAATGGGCCATGGCTCGGCACTCTTTAGCTTGGAGATGAGCGGGATGGAAATGGCCCAGCGCATGATCTGCAGCGAGGCCGATGTCAGCCTGCAGCGGGTGCGGGATGGATTCCTGAAACGGCAGGAGTTCCCGAAGATCACCTCGGCAGGGTCCAAGGTCGGCCAGCAGAATATCTGGATCGACGAGACCCCGAGCCTCTCGCTTTACGCGCTCAGGGCGCGCGCCAGACGACTGCGGATGCAGCACCGGATCGGACTGATCGTGATTGATTACCTCCAGTTGATGCGCTGCCCCAGCAAACGCGGCGAGGCTAACCGAGCGCTTGAGATTGCCGACATTACGGGAGGGTTGAAGACGTTGGCCAAGGAGCTGGACGTTCCCATCATCGCCCTGGCCCAGCTCAACCGCGAGGCAGAGCGCCGCGGAGAGCCCAAGCTCAGCGACCTGCGTGAGTCGGGCTCGATCGAGCAGGACGCCGACATCGTGCTGCTCTTGCACCGCAACAAGGAAGAACCAGATGAGCCGACCAAGCTCTTCGTGGCCAAGCAGCGCAATGGCCCGGTGGGGCCGATCCTGCTCCGTTTCGACGGGGAAAAGACCAGGTTCAAAGACTGCACCGATCGGAAGTACAGCAATTCCGAAGACCACCGTCAGAAGAACTACAAGAAGGCCGCATGATCGCCATGGAAACCGAGAACCGCAAATTCCGGGTCAGCAAGGTCCTCCTCGGACAACCCTACGTCATCAACCAACCCGACAATGTCATGATCCCTGCAGTCGATGTCCGGGTCATCGTTGAGAACGGAGGGATGTACCAGAGGACCATGCTCAGCTTCGGGCTTAACGAGGAAACGGTCCGCCGGTCCTGGGATCAGGAGCACGACAAATTCCTCAAGATCAACCCCAACGCAGCAACCGCATGAGCAAATTAAAATACACCGATGCCCACATGACCGGCCTCCTAGACAAGCTGAACCAAGTCATCGCCCAGCGGAATGTGGCCATCAGCATCGCCGACTCGCTCCTTGAGCGCGCACCCGACGGCGAATGCCGTTGGTGGAATACAGGACGCCTCCTGGCACTGAAGGAAGAAATAAACCCAACCATCCAAACACCCCAAAAATGACACCCGTCGACAAGCCCTGGAAGCGCCTTGCTATCGCCGTCGTCGAGCGTGCGATCGAGGACTACATCATCCTCCGCGAGATCGGTGCCGTGAGCGGTACCGAGATCCGATACGAGCTTTGGAACTATAATGTGGGAAAGAATTGGCGCTTCAAACCACTTGAGTATCGCAATTCCTACGAAGTCCGAGAACTGGTCGAGTTCCTCGACGGCGAAGACTTTGATCGCTTGTGCGACCGTCTTTCGACCTCGGTCGAGGTTTGGCGCGCCGAACTGATCAGGGCACGGATCGGTCTCAGGCCCAGCACCAAACCACTCATGACCAGCCGCGACCTTTGGTGGTCACACTCCCATTCCCACACAGGGAAGAACATCCGTCGCCGGGACGGCGGCAAGCTACCTTTTCCCCCTATCTACAACCCCACCCACGACACCCAAACCAATGCAATTCCCGATGACGACGATCAACCTGCAACCGGGCCATATTTGGCCGCCTGACGTGAAAACTCGCGACCTTCTCAAAGAACAATACCGCAACGAATTGCCGGAATCCCCCGATCCTGCGATCCCATCCATCCTGCAGGAGGCTTTGGAAATCACCTCCGGCGACCGGCGAAGGGATTATGATCATGCCAAACCGAACCACGAACGCATCGCCCTTTACTGGAATGCCCACCTCGCGGCACGCGGGATCGAGGGGAAACTGACGTCCACCGATGTCGTGATCCTGTTGATTCTTCTTAAAGTCGCCCGTCAAGCGAGGACACCTAAACGGGACAACTGGGTCGACATCGCCGGATATGCGCGATGCGGAAGCCAGTGCGAAGAAATGGAAGCATGATGAACCAACGACCCACCCACAAACCAACTAATCTACCCACCATGTCCGTACTCAAAAACGAGCACTCCAACCGGCAGGCAGGAAAGGGTGACGCACCCCGTCACTCTCTCTCCAAGTTCCAAAAGAATTTCCCAAAGACCGACCCATCCAGAGAGTTCTCCGGAAGGGTTTTCCTCAAGAAAAACAACCGCACCCACATCATCTACAAGTAACACCATGGCAAACCTCAACAGAGTAACTCTCATCGGGAACCTCACCCGTGACCCCGAGATCAAGTACACCACCAAGGGAAGCGCAGTAACCGACATCACCCTAGCGGTCAACCGCAACTACAAGGTTGGAGATGAGCGCAAGGAGGAAGTCACCTTCATCGACATCACTCTCTGGGGGAAACTCGCTGAAATCGCAGCAGACCACCTCCACAAGGGATCCAGTGCCTACGTCGAGGGCAGACTCTTCGTCGAGCAGTGGGAGGACAAGGAGACCGGCAAGAACCGCTCCAAACTCAAGGTAGTCGGAGAGGCGATCCAGTTCCTCGGAGGAAAACATCAAACCGAGCGCACCGGCAGCAGGACACCGGCACGCAATCAAGAGGACGAAGGCATCCCGTTCTAGCAATGGGCACCCTCAAGCACATCCTAATAATCGTTGGATTCCTTTCACCATTTTTGTACATGGCTGGACTCATAACATCCTGCTGGGTGGTGTGGCATTACCTCGCAAAGCTATGGTAAAGAAAAAAAAGGTGCCAGTACCCATGGGGAGGCCCACCAAGAAGACTCCAGAGGTGGTAGAGAGGATCCTCACGCTGCTCTCAAGCGGTAAAACCCTGTGCAGCATCTGCGAACCGGATGACATGCCAGATAGGGATCAAGTATACCGCTGGATGCAAGACGATGCTGACTTTCGCGGCATGATCAAGGATGCCAGAGAAAAAGGATACGATGCCATCGCGGACGAGTGCGTGAAGATCGCAGACTTTGCTGCTCTCGATACCCTCATCAGTGAGAAGACCGGAAATCCCATGATCGACTCTGAATGGGTGCAGAGGTCGAAACTCAGGATCGACACCCGACTCAGACTGCTGGCGAAGTGGTCACCCAAGAGATACGGAGACAAGATGGAGGTGACCGGCACCGGTCTGGCACCCGTTCTCAAGATCACCATCGGAGGAGATGTGAATTGAGATGAGATACCCCATCTGGACAACAGCAATTCTCATCGCCGCACCTTGGGTGCTGATCTACGCCGCCGCTCACTTCATTAAACACTAATATGAGTAAAGAAAACCCACTTAAATACATAACGGTAGTCTATGAAATCGTAGACGAAACCGAATGGAGAAAGACCAATCCGCTCCAATATGAACACCACGGGCTTAGAGCGATCACGGTTGCCGCTTACGACGCAATCGAATTGCTGGATGAGGCCCAAGAAAATTTAAAAGCCAAATGAATCCCTCACCAGTTTTCCCTAAATGCCCTCACTGCGGGAGTGAACAAATTGAAATGAAGCATTTTGCAGGCCGCGTAATGTCTTGCGGTCTAGCACTTGCCTTTGACGGCCATGCGATTGCCAGAACCGACCTCTGCCGCGAG